CTTAGAAACCCAGTGTCCGCAAAATTAGTACGAGAGAAGCTACGAGAGGTTGCATCTGGTTTAGGATATTCTTCTGTAGAAGTATTTCCCAAACAATCAACGATATTGATAGAGAAAGGAGACTTAGGTAATTTCCTAAATCTTCCTTATTATAATTCAAAAAGTACAACCAGATATGCGTATAAAGATGATGGAACAGCAGCAACCTTGCCAGAGTTCTATCACTTATATGATAAATACATAACAAATGAAATAGACAAAGTTGCAATCCAGGTATCTGATGATGTCATAAAGGATGGTCCACCTTGTTTACAACAACTTTGCACACAAGGTTTTCCTGAGGGCACACGCAACAATGGTTTATTCAATATAGGAGTATACTTACGTAAATTTGATCAAGACAATTGGAAAACATTATTAGAAAAATATAATCAAGATTACATGACACCTCCTTTGTCAGCGTCAGAGGTAGTCACAGTACAAAAACAATTAGAGAAAAAAGAATATAATTATAGATGTAAAGAACCACCAATTAGTTCTTACTGCAACGCAAGAGTATGTAGAGGTAGAAAACATGGTGTTGGCGGTAATGGTGCATCATTAGAATTTAGTGCGCTAACAAAACTAGAAACAGATCCACCAGTTTGGTTTCTTGATGTTGGTGATAAGCGTATGGAATTACAAACAGATGAGCTGCAAATACAAACTAAGTTTCAAAAGAAATGTATGAATAGTTTGAATCACATGCCAGCTCTCGTAAAACAGTCAGTGTGGCAGGAAATTATTGAGAGATTGATGCAGAATCTTATCAAGATTCCTGTGTCTGATGATGGGTCATTGGCCGGTCAGTTTGAGGCTCACCTCCAGGAGTTTTGTACTGATCGTGCCCAAGCCCTAAACAGAGATGAATTACTATTACGCAAACCATGGACAGAAGATGGCACAACATGGTTTAGACTCAAAGACTTACAAGACTATCTTACACGTAACAAGTTTACATATTTTAATACAGGACAGCTTGTGCAAGCGTTGAGACATTTAAAAGGTAAGAGTGATAAGTTTAATTTAAAAGGTAGAACTGTGCGTGTGTGGGGTGTGCCTGCATACCAACAACAAGATTCTGCGTTTGATATCAAGGAGGTAGATGGTGCGCCGTTCTAAATTACCAAAGTTAAAAAAAGGAATGCAAAGTGAGCAGATAGCGATACTGTATTTGATAGAAAAAGGATTTTTTGTTTTTAAAAACTTGTATGGCGTTGGTCCTGCAGATTTGATAGCAATAGATGAGAAAGGTAGAGTTGAGATATACGATGTAAAGAGTGAGAGTTATCGTAAAACATGGAGACCTGGCACACGTATTTTTAGAAGACTTACACAAGAACAAAGAAGATTAAAAATGAAATTTATATTTGTAGGAAAGGATGGCAAATGCACAGTAAGACTAAGATAATATTAGGACCACCAGGAACAGGCAAGACACACAACTTGTTAAATTTAGTTGAGCAAGAATTAGCAAAGGGCACATCACCTGATCGCATAGCGTTTGTTGCATTTACCAAGAAAGCAGCAACCGAGGCTCGTGACCGGGCAATGAAGAAGTTTAAATTAGAAGAACAACACCTACCATATTTTAGAACGTTGCATTCGTTTGCATTTCATCAATTAGGATTAACAAAATCAGAAGTTATGTCACGTGATAATTACAAAGAATTTGCACAAACATTTGGTATGGATTTAGGATCTGTCACAGATGGTGGGGATTCTGGTGGTGTGGTAACTACAGATAATATTTTAATTAATGAAATAAATTTAGCTCGTATGAAGTGTATGGATTTAGAACATCATTACAATACTTCTAATCTACAAGATATGTCTTGGCACTCTTTACTTCGTGCACAGAGATCATTAGAAGAATTTAAGAAAAAGAAAGAGGTATTTGATTTTACAGACATGATAGAATTGTATTTGGATTCTGGTCCCGTGCCAAAATTAGAAGTTGTATTTGTAGATGAAGCACAAGATCTATGTAAATTGCAGTGGCGAATGATAAACAAATTGACAGAAAACGCAAGAAAAGTATACATCAGTGGTGATGATGATCAAGCAATATACAACTGGGCTGGTGCAGATGTAAGATACTTTATAAAATTACCAGGTGAAGTAGAAACACTAAAACAGTCTTTTAGGTGTTCTAAAGTTATACAAAATTTATCAGGCAGAATAATAAACAGAGTAAAATTTAGAAGAGCAAAACAATGGGAAGGCACTGATAGAAATGGATTTGTACAATATCATAATTATCCTGAAGGAGTTAATTTAAGAAAGCCAGGTAGTTGGTTAGTTATGGCTAGAACAAATTACATGCTTGATGAAATAGAGCGTGACATACGATTACAAGGCATGTTGTATAAACGAAACAACAAGTTGCCTGTATCAGCGAAACTATTGAACGCTGTTGAGGCATGGAAAAAACTACACAATGGTGACATAATTCCAATAGGAGATATCAAAGATATTTACTCTTACATGTCAAGTCAAATAGGAATAGAGAGAGGACATAAAAATTTAAAGATGGCAGATAAAGAACAATATGAATTAGAAGAATTAGTTATGCATCACGGACTATTGATGGGTGGTAGACCATGGGATGTTGCATTTGATAAAGTTGGTAATAGAGATAAAGAGTACTTGAGAGCGATAGAAATAAGAGGAGCAGTGTCAAAAAATCCTAAAATAAATCTTAGCACTATACATGGTGCAAAAGGTGGGGAAGCTGATAATGTTATGTTACTTACAGATCTATCGAGAAAATCACAAGAAGCAATGGAAAGAGATTCGGATGACGAATGCCGTGTGTTTTATGTAGGAGCAACACGTGCTAGAGAACAACTACATATAATACAACCACAAAGAGAAGGAGGATTCATAATATGAATTTTACTACTGGAATAGCTCCTGTAAAAAGGAACGTAACAAAAGAAGATGTATTGCAAAAAGCTAAAGATCTCGTAACAGGTGATAGAAACGACACACATGGTGATGCGTTTAACAATCATTCAGAGATTGCAGAGTTTTGGAATATATTTTTAGATAAAAAACTACAAGCGATGGCTAGCATCACAGCTGATGATGTAGCTTTGATGATGATATTGATGAAAATATCTAGACATAATCAAGGAAAGAAAGTTAATATCGATAACTTTGTTGACATGGCGGGTTATGCAGCAATAGCAGGAGAAATTAATGACGCAGGACTTATTTAAAACTGTAACATCGCATTGGGTAGAACCTACGCAGTTCCCTCGTATAGAGGGACGCGTAGCGATTGATTTAGAAACATGTGATCCAGATTTAATAAAACATGGACCAGGTTGGCCAACTAAGAAAGGTAAGGTGATAGGTATAGCTATAGCCACAGCGTCCTTCAAAGCTTATTATCCAATCGCACATGAAGGTGGTGGTAACATGGATGAAGAAAAAGTTATCAAATATATAAAATCTATCTGTGATGATGAAGCAATAGAAAAAGTATTTCATAACGCGCAATACGACATTGGTTGGCTGTGGACATTAGGAATAGATGTTAAAGGTAAAGTGCACGATACCATGGTAGCAGCTGCATTGATAGATGAGAATAGATATTCTTACACATTAAATAGTATTGTGCATGAATATTTAGGCGAGTTTAAGAACGAGTCAAAATTAAAAGAAGCGGCAGATGCATTTGGTGTAGATGCAAAATCAGAAATGTACAAATTACCTGCTATGTTTGTAGGTGAATATGCAGAAGCTGATGCAGACCTTACATACAAACTACATGAGAAACTATCTTGGGAGATAGTCAAAGACAATCTTACAACAGTTTATGATGTAGAGTGTAGACTGATCAAAGTTATATTTCACATGACTAGACGTGGTGTCAGATTTGACACAGTAAAATGTGAAAAACTAAACGAAAGATTTAAAAACAAAGAAAAGAAGTTGATGAAGCGTATTAAGGATTTAACCAATCTTGATATAGAGATATGGGCCGCAGCTTCTATAGCAAAAGCATTTGATGCTTTGAACTTACCATATGAAAGAACGGTGAAAACAGATGCGCCTTCATTTACGAAGATGTTTCTTACAGATCATCCACATGAATTACCAAGACTAATTATGCAAGCACGTGAGTTAAATAAATTACGTGGTACATTTTTACATGGATTGATGAACTATACACAGGAGAGTAGAATACATGCACATATTAATCAAATTAGGTCTGACACTGGTGGCACTGTGTCTGGTCGTTTTTCTTACAATCACCCTAACTTACAGCAGGTACCCAGTCGTGGTCAGTTTGCGAAAGACGTTAGGAAGTTATTCATTCCTGAGATGGGTCAATATTGGCTCAAGGCAGATTACTCGCAACAAGAACCAAGACTCTTGACGCATTGGGCGTGCCTCGTGGACCAACCGGGTGCACATGATGTAAAAGAAGCATATCAAAAGAAAGATTTAGATTTTCATCAACAGACAGCAGACATGGCAGGAGTGGACAGAAGATTAGCAAAAACAATTGGTCTGGGTGTTATGTATGGTATGGGCTATAACAAACTAGCTCGTGAGTTAGATCTAGAGCCATTAGAAGCAAAAGAGATGCTTACAGACTTCCGTAAACGTGTTCCGTTTATGCAAGGTATGTTAGAAGCTGTTATGAATCGTGCAAATTCTAAGGGTGTAATTAGAACTTTACTTGGCCGTAAATGTAGATTTGATTTGTGGGAACCTACATCTTGGGGTGTGCATAAACCACTACCGTTGAATCAAGCAAAGGTGGAGTATGGCGATGCTATCAAAAGATATGGCACTTACAAGGCGTTAAATAGATTAATTCAAGGATCAGCTGCAGATCAGACTAAAAAAGCTATGGTTGATGTTTATGAAAATTTAGGTATAATACCACTCATTCAAGTTCATGATGAATTGGATTGTTCTGTGCAAGACGAGAAACAAGCGAAACAAATAAAAGATATTATGGAAACATGTGTAGAATTAGAGGTGCCTTCAAAAGTGGACGTGGATCTTGGAGAGAGTTGGGGTGACAATGGCTGATAAAAAACCAGGATACAGAGAACAAGGCAAGGCAAGAGCTGGCAATGTAAAAAGTAATTTTGCAATTAATCCGGAGCAGATGGAGTATGAAAGAAGAAAAGTTCTTGAACAAATGTCCAACAAAGTTGATCAAAAGAAACTCAACAACATGGCAGCAGTTGCAGCTATGACAGAACCTAAATACTTTAAAACAATTAACTTACTTAAAAACGGTAATCGCGCAGAGTACGATAGTACAGAGGGTAAAGGTGAACAACGTGAGCCTACTATGCGTATATTGTCATTAGGAGCTGGTGTGCAATCATCATGTTTAGCATTGATGGCACAAGAAGGATTAACAAAACATAAACCAGATTATATGATATTTGCTGACACAGGTTGGGAACCTAAGTTTGTATATGAACATGTAGAATATTTAAAAAAGGCCATAACGATTTGTCCGCTGATCACTGTGCAAAGAGGAAACATCAGAGAAGACCTCATCAAAGCAGCGAACCCAGAACCAGGGTCTAGAGAAGAGGAAAAATCATTTGCTGGACGTGTGCCAAACCCTCCGCTATTTGCTGCACGAAAAGGTGGACGTGTAGGAATGCTTTATCGTCAGTGTACACATGATTATAAAGTTATTCCTATACAAAAAAAGATTAGAGAATTACTAGGAGTAAAACCAAAACATAGAGTGCCTAAAGATGTAATTGTGGAACAATGGATAGGTATATCTACAGACGAAGCTATGCGTATGAAAAAAGCTAGATTGCCGTGGTTAGAATCACGTTGGCCTTTGATTGAAATGCGTATGTCACGTATGGATTGTTTACAATGGTACAGAGATATAAAGAAACATCCTATGCCTGGTAAATCATCTTGTATTGGTTGTCCTTATCATCACAACGATCAATGGCGCAATATGCAAAAAAATTATCCAGAAGATTTTGCTGATGCTGTAGAAGTAGATGATAAGATTAGAAATGGATTAAAAAATTCTGAAGCTAAATTATATTTACATAAATCAGCGAAACCTTTAGGAGACATAGATTTCTTAGAACCAAAGAAACAACCAAGTTTGTTTGGCGAAACATTTGATGAAGAGTTTGCAGATGAATGTGAAGGTCTTTGTGGAGTATGATCCTGAAGCATCACGTCCTGGACCTGAGTTTAAATGTTCAGTATGTGGTAATTGGTTCACAGAATTATTGTATTGGATAGATAAAAAATTTTATCCAAAACAAAAGCATCAGATAACATTTTTGTGTAGTGCAAAATGTTCAACACATGGAGAAAAGAATGAGAGATAAAATTATAAAGAGAAGAAAAGAATTAGAGAAACAAGCTAAAGATCTTGTTGATAATATTAATAAAGGACGAGAGGCAATTAGAAACATGGAGTCTAGTATTGCACAAATTCAAGGCGCAATACAACAATGTGATTGGACAATGAGTCAATTAGAGCCTGAGAATGACGAAACATTGGAGAAATAATGAAGAAATGGCTGTTTGGCAGCCTATTGAAAAAACGACGGTTTTCAGCCAAATAAAAAAGCTCATAATTGCCCGGTATCGGGCTTTAAGGAAGTGGGCTGTGTGTTTGTACCCGGGTAAAAGATGAAAAAATACGATTGGACAGCTGAGAAGCTACAAATGGCAAAAGATCTATTAGAGACACACACTGCAAGGTCAGTTGGTGAAGTCATGGGTGTAAGTAGAAACGCTGTGTTGGGTGCACTATATAGAGAGAAGGTGAAAAATGGATATGAACCTCCTGAAGATTCACCTTACGCTAGAATTAGAAAATATAGAAAGGGATTTGGATAATGAAACACGATAAATGTGGCACACCTGATTGTTGTCAGGAATGTGGACCAATACAAACTAAACTAAATAGGTTTGTACAGATACTTGGTAACATAGAAGATGATCAAGATAAGTATGTATGGATTATGGATTTTGGTAAAAATTCTATACCTATGAAAAGTGATTACAAGGTAGATGAGTTTGAGGTTAAAGGTTGTCAAACACAAACTTGGTTAGTACCACACTTTGTTGATGATAAAATGTATTTTAGTGCAGATTCAATGGCATTAATATCTAAAGGCATGGTGTGTATAATAGCAGACGTTTACAGTGGCTCGAGCGCCCAGGACATTAACGAGTTTGATCAAGATAATTTTAATGAGCTAAGTTTAGAAACATTGCTTACACCAGGTAGAAACAATGGTGTGCATAGTATGTTAAAGTTAATTAAATTTTATTCAAAAAATAATGCCAACAACACAAATAATAATACAAATAGTGCCGTGTAGATTATTCTGTTTGTATGCCAAGTAATCATAGTAAATAACCACATTATCACAAAAGTTGTTAGTTCCATTATGATGCTCCTAGCGGATTTTCTAATGCACGTTTAATTCTTTTATCTATCTTTTCTTCAAGTTCTTTTTGTGCTTGTTTAAGTCTGTCTTCTAATTTTTTCATGTCGTCTTCAACAGTATCAATAGTAACTTTAAGATCTTTAGCATTATCTCTAGAATCTTCTTTTACTTGTTGTTCTACATCATTAACAATCTTTTCAACACGTCTTACATCTTGACGTAGATCATTCTTTAATTCATTAGCTACATCTGACACTAATCTAATTTCAGACATAATCATTTCCATCTCTTGTATAATCATGTTTACTTCTGTTTGTATTAAGTCAGTCTTACTTTCCATTTCTTTTTTTGTAAGCGCAATTTCTTTATCAAAGCCAGATAAGTCTGGCGCAACGTATTCTTGTATTTGTTCTTTCATGTTTAGGTAGTCTTTGTAAAATTCAAAGCCACCCCACAAT